GATCAATCCCAGTGTACTTTTTCCTTCTTGCCATCTAGTGCCTCCAGGCGAGCAATTTCACGATTAATATACCATGCGGCTTTCTTGAGATCTTCTATCTGCTTACCCTTTAGTTCTGATCTCATAATATACTTAATTGCATTACCAAGGCAAAACCCCATATGCTCAGTAATTTCAATAACCTCAATGCCAGATGGGTGGCTTGTGTAATGAATAGGGTGATTCACCATGTCTGCCATTTACTTTCCCTTCAATCCGTACTTTGTCAAGTATACATAAATTGTTTGCAATGAGCAAGAGCACTCCTTTGCAATTTCTTCTGGAGTCTTCTTGTCGTATACATATCTTTTTGTTAGCCAGGTCTTCGACTGATAGAGTTTAGGCATCCTCTACCCCATCCTCAAACATAGCATTCCAACGATCAGAAACATACCATCCGATACCCATTGCATCTGCAACATCGTCATCACTCACTTCTATTTTAAATTTACTGCATACCGCTTCAATAGTTCTATTTTTTCTAAACTCCCTTTGCTTTCCTTTATACCATGAACCTGACTTACCAGGGTTTCTTTTTTCAATCTCTGCCTTTTCTGCCTTAGTTAAAAGTCTATTACCAATATAGTTTTGCCATTGCATGGGAGTTATTGATTTGATAATTCTAATACCAGCGATGTGTGCAGCAGAAACAATAGCGCCCTGAACTGTTGATAACTGCATTGCCGTCTTTGGAGAGTTACTATAAATTGCTGACTCTATGACTACTGCTTCAGCATTTATTTGTCTAAATAATAACACGCATTTTCTTGCAGCATCTCCAGCCTTGTAAAAGGCATCATCTCCAGAAAATTTAATCTTGCCAAACTTCACAAGCTTTCCACTTTTGAAATATGAAAAAGCCATTGAGTTTGTAGATGCATCTATTGCAATAATTGACTGTGGCTTTATTGCCTCAATGATTGATTTATTGCTGTATCTCGTAGTCAAAGTAACCCCTAAGTTCTTTCATGAAATTATTCATTCTTTTATTATTTATTTCGCAATTATCACATATACCAGAGTCATTGTAGATACTCAGTTGTGTACCACATCCACCAGCACACAGCCTTCTTTTTCCCTGTCTTTTCTTACGCTTCTCAACGTGATAACGCTCAAGTATTTTTTCCTTGCTTGCCTCTTGACGACATTCAGTACTGCAATAAATTTGTTTTGTTGAATTTTTGACGAACTCTTTGTCGCACCAGACGCAATAATGCATTTAGAATTTTCCCTTTTCGTCCTTTCGTCTTGCGATCTTAATGTCACCCTCTGGAGCGGCAACACATGCATCACGCAACGGACAAGACATGCAAATTTTTATTGAATTGCTTTTGAATGGAACTTTTGGAATAGTTTTATTCTTCCATGCTGCATGTACTTCTCTCATCCATTCAAATAGATACTCTGTAAAATCTACATGATTTTGATTGATATTAATTGGTATTGCTAATAGGTCGTGAGTATTCTTATTCTCATATAGAATGATACCGTTCTTCTTCTTATATATCTTCATATAAATAAGTAACTGAAGAACATGATAAGAACTTGCATTGTTAGACTTCACATGCCTTTCAAATGCATCATTAGAACATGTCTTTATTTCAACGATATACTCAGACTCTTTCCAATTAATAAACGAATCTACAAAACCATAAATTGGTGGATCATCATATGTGGTTGCTACCTCTTTACTAACAAGAATATTAGCATCCTGCAACGCCTGCTGAATTCTTGTATGCCTATCTGTACCACTATCCATGTTAGTAATAGCTTTGCCAGATTGATATTCATAGAATGTGTTTCCTTCAAATGCTAGATACCAGTATCTTGGGCAGACTCCATGATTCCATACGAGTGACGATGGAGCAAATGACTTCTTTGTCTGAAACTTTGGAACATTATTTACTCTATACCCCTCGTATATTGCATCAAGTAATCCATCAAATGGATCTTCTATTTTTGGTACTTCAAACGTATCTGAATACATGATATCTGGCGGTGGACTATATTCTTTATTCATTATTTTTTTTAATATATCTTTAGCCATAATAGTTCCTTGCCGTATACTTCAGCGCATCACATAGTCTATCCAGTGCTTCCTTAGCAGAATAGTATATGTTCTTTTTTTGCCTTTCGTCCTTTTTCACATTAGTGTACCATGATGCAAGCATTGCAAACTTGGCAGAATAGCTTTGTAACTGAACAATAAGTTGTGCTGCTTTTGTTGGCGGTATATCAGGATTTGCAATAAGCTTTGCAATCATCACTAGTGCATTTGTTAGTTCTGGATCTTGCATGTATTCAGATATCTCATTGAAGTTATTAACCTCATTGAGAATATCAATCGTATTATCCATTAGCCTCTCTTAACTCTTCAAAGTGATTCCATTCAATTATAGCAAGGCGAGTTTTTTTAGTATCTCCAAGAACTACCATCAAAACTGGATTTCTTTCTGGATCTACCCGCAAAGTATCGGTAACAATCTTTGCCCATACATCCTGGCTAACAGAAAAAGATTTTGAGTATTCTTTAATGTCTACTACATAACCAGGAAGTGTTGCGTCACCCTTTTGTATCTGACCACGACCACTGTTCTTCTGAGCCTTTGCTCCGATTCTCTTTATCTCAGAACGCTCGCTCATTAGTAGCCACGGGCCTTAAATATATTAACTGTAGAAACATGATCACAAGACTTGCATTTCCATGTAATATCTAGTGATCCAGAATAGAACCTAGCACTATGTGATATCTGATCACACTGCTGGCATATAAACTTGCCTTGCATTACTTCATACTTACCCAACGATTCTGACAAGTTCTTCTGCCCTCTCTGGATTGTTTCTCAACCAATCAATGACCTTTGCACGCCCCTGGAAACGCTCTCCAAGAACCGTATACCATGCACCACTTCTTTCAATGTGTCCGTGAAGTTCTGCAATATCAACAATCTCTGCCACATTATCAACACCAATATGGTCGGTATCGAAATAGAAGTCATATGTGCCATTGACAAATGCTGGACCAGTCTTATTAAAGTCGATGTTCCACGATACTGATCGACCAACCTTCTTCTCAATAAGTTTGTCTCCAGACGCTATCTTGTCCTTGATTGCCTGATTATCAGATTCAGATGACCAAAGTTTGATTACCGTGCTTGAGAAAAACTTAACAGCATGACCACCAGTTGGTGCATGACTTACATACATAGCACCTATCTGATTACGCTGTTGAGATATTAGAATGAGTAATGTTGGCTTAGACTGATTGTTTGCATAGTTCAACATCTTTACCGCATTTGTCATATCTCTAGCCTCAGCACCTATCTGCTTAGTATTCTCAAGTTGCTTTAACTCTGATGAATCCTTTTCAAAATAGATTGCTGGAAGCAAGGCAGAGATACTATCAACAACAATAATATCCACTCCAGCAGACATGAGTTGCGTAGCAACATCTACCATTTCATTGACAGTTCTTGATGATGAATATAGTAAATCATCTACGCTTACTCCAAGACGGGTAGCCCATGCTGGATCAAATGATTGTTCTGCATCAATCCATGCACAGACTTTGCCTTCTTTTTGTGCTAAGGCAATCATCTGCAAACATAAAGAAGACTTTGCGCTAGACTTGCTGCCCCAAATAAGCACCTGTCGTCCATATGGCAAGCCACCGTTTAGTGCACGATTAAGACCAAAACTAGGCGTTGCTGCATATTCGGTCTTTGGAACTTCATCTCCAACAAGAATATTCTTTCTTAGTTTAGGATTTAGTTGTGCCAATACTTCTTCTACTGTTACTGTCATTAGAATCTTACCCCATGCTTCTTTGGTCTATGTGTATTGCGTTCCATTTTTTCTTTAACCGCATAGTCAAGAGACTTAGTTACATATCCCGCCTCTGCAATACCAGCATATAAGTCAAGAGTACGAATAAGAATATCTGCAAACTCATCTGATATTTGATCTGCATCCATATCTTTACGAAGGGCTTCCATAGCCTCTGATACCTCTGACACAATCATCATCATCTGCTTTGCTATAAAGATAGGGTCTACTGTTCTATCCCAAAAGCCTTTGTCTACTGCATTTTTATGTATTTCTTCTGCTAGTTCATCAAACATTTACTACATCCTCCATTATTACTGTTCCATCTTTTGTTTTACCAAACTCAAATCTATAAACATTTCCAGCCTCTACATGCATATATGCTTTAGGAAATGCTGTTGGAAATACTGTCACTGCATGTAATTCTCTGCTTGCATCAGCCAGGGTAAGAGATGCCATCTTTTTTCCAGCCTTAGTTATCCTAGGCTTGAATGAAACAACAAACATTTCATCATCTTT